ACTTCCTTTCAAAAAAATGATAAAAATAAAAGCGGCCGCCAATCTATAAAAAATGAGATTAGTGGCCGCTTGGGTGTTATTGGAATTCAAATGTGTATTGGGTCCCTCTTTCGGTTTTGACAAAAATTCTGCTTCCTGCAAAGCCAATAGCTTTTACTGTGCTGGTACGCAGGACGTCCTGTTGTTTTGGTGTTGTTGTTTTGAATACGAGTGGCTGCCCACTTGACAGCTCAAGAGTTCCGACCCGTCCAATGAGCGGAAGAACTCTTGCGTTGAGACTCGTGGTACTGTGAAGCAGCACACAACTGCTGTTAATCCGCATCATTGTCCTCCTGATATGAACTGGTCAGATATCCACATCCGGGTACTGATTCAACACATGATTGAACCTGTTATCCAGATGTTCATCGTTTTCGTCCCGCTCGGGATAATCAAACTTTCCTTCCTCTTCTGCTGCATCCCCCAAACGTTCCATGAGTGCAATGACGCTTTCGAGCCAGGCGGAAGCCTTGCCAAACGTGTCATCCTCTTTTCTCTTGGCATAGAGCATGTCAGAGACTTCTTCGAGAGCCATTTTCTGCTGGTACAAAGTATGCCAGTTGATGTGCTCTACAGCGGAACGCAGGGGAGTTAAGTGTTCTGTTTCTGTTACAGTGTTTGTTACGGTCATTTTTCTTTCTCCTTGTAGTGTTTTGTTACAATAAACATCAGCAAAGCACCGCAAAATTTCAACAAAAAAAGCAGACTTCCAAACAGATAGTCTGCTTCTCAGAATTGTGAAATTATAGCGTATGTGTGCTGTTATCTATCATACAATTTTCATTGTATGCGTTTCGCACGAATACGCAATAACTATTTTGTCAACTACCCCACCAAAACGTGGGGGATTGTAGTCCCGCAGGACTCCATAAATTCATACTCGACGGACTGTTAGGCACGGTTTCCGTCCGTGCGACCGAGTACAGTATGCTTTCACCGCTGTTGCAAGCGGCATAGCGGGGGGCAGAATGGATTACGCGGGACAGAGCCCTAATAATCCTACATTGCGAATGTTAATGGCGGCATTGTGGTCACGGTTATGTGTAGTTCCACAAGCGCTGCATGTCCAGATGCGGTCAGCAAGTGTAAGGTCATCCTTTATGAAACCACATACGCTGCAAGTCTTGCTGGATGGATACCACCTGTTGATTTTGGCGAAAGTCTTTCCCTGCGATGTGAGTTTATACTCAAGCATCGTGCGGAACATGCCGAAGCCATTGTCATTAGTGGATTTCCCCAATTTCAGAGAACCAGCCAAACCGCGCAAATTGATGTCTTCCACAAATACAGCGTCATACTGTTTGGATATCGCAGTACTTGCCATATGGCAGAAGCTCTTGCGCTGGTTGGCGATATGTTCCTGAAGGATTCGAACCTTATAAAGCTGCTTGTCATAGTGATGAGAGCCAAACTGCATACGAGACAGCCTACGCTGTGCCCTTGCGAGTTTTGCTTCACTCTGACGGTAGAATCTTGGATAGTTGGCCACGTTGCCGTTGCTGTCAACATAGAAGTCGTGAGAAGAGTAATCCAACCCAAGAGAAGTCTCTTTCGTAGGCTTAATGGGCTGAATGTCTTTCTTAAACTCATACAGCAGCGAAATAAAGTATTTGCCGCTGCGAGTACAGCTTACGGTAGCGCTTTTCAGTGTCCAGTTGGTTTCCGGCTCATGATGCCTTTTCACTTTCACATCGCCAACTTTTGGTAAATGAACAAGATTCCCAACAACATAAATCGTGTTTTTGATTGTACCGTCCTTACGGCACATCTTTTTGTTATTTGTTGTGTAAGACATCTTGCTTTTACGCTTGCTCTTGAGTTTGGGAGCACCACAACTTTTAGGGTTCTCTCGATGCTTTTTACGCGCTTCTTTCAAATCAAGCTGCGTATTGGCAAGCGCAAGACTATCTACTTCTTTCAGAAACGGAAATTCCTTTTTGTATTTAGCAGGAGTAGGAATAAAAAATAACCCCGCTTCATTCAAAAACTGCTGCGCGTCAGTTAACATATGATTCCAGACAAAGCGAACGCAGCCAAAGGTTTTAGAAAGCAATACCTGCTGCTCAGGCGTTGGATATGCGCGATACATAATTGCTCTATTTAATTTTTGCACAGGCATTGCTTATCACCACCTTCTATTGTTTAGATTATCTATTTCGCACATTAACGCAACTAAAAAAATCGCGGCAATTCCTTCCCCACATGAATGAGGGGAAATCCTTGCCGCGATTTCTTGAATTCACGAATCGGAATTTTCCGAACTGTTGCTGTTATCATCGGAACCGGACTCAGCGTTTTCGTCCGCAGTGGAATTGTCACCAGATTCAGCGTCGGTGTTTTCTTCCGCGCTTGTATCCTGTTCGACAGTCGAATCACTGTTGACTGATGCGTATGTACCAGTCAAGATGACGGGAACTTCACCATAACCCAGATAACCGCTAATCAGGCTGCCGGAATTTTCGACTAGGTACTTGGTTTCTGTCATGTTCGGGAACAAGTAGATATCCTGAATCGTAGTGCCCTTCACATTAGCGCTGTCAAAGGTATCGTTGCACGCCGCAACAACACTATACCCGTCATAGTTCCAAACCAGATAGAAGTTCTTGCCGCCAATTTCAACATCATAATCTGCATCTCGGAAATCTTCAAAGGTACGATACTGCTTGCTGGAATTGAAAGCGACAGAATCGTTGTTTGTCCAGTAGAGACCGGACGGATTGCCAAACAAACCATACAGGAAGTTGAACTGTTCCTCCGGCTCTCCGTCGGTCGGATAGCCGTCGAATTTGTCCGGAGTGACAGACGAATAATAGAGACCGTCAAGGAACGCATCGCCGATATTGATGCCATCATCATTGGCTGCACGACCGTCCAGCATCAAGGTCAGTGAACCGCCGTTATATCCAATCGGATAATAGTCACAGCCGTCATCCTTGCTGGCAGTGTGAATGGAAAAATCACTGATTTCCTTTTCTACGCCTTCGCCTGTGGATTCTGCATTGATTTCACCAATGACTGTATCACCGTTTTCAAGTTCGTTCAATTTCAGATATCCCTTTACAGGCAAATCCCGTACATCCTGTAATGCAACGTCCGTGATATCCAGTGTCTTGCCGGTATCAACGCTGCGCAGCGAATAGAACTTGCTGCCGTCATCGTAAGACAAAGGACTCTGCCCCATCGGAATACCGTCCGGCCAGGTAGTGTCAGGATTGTCCAGCGTGCCGGGCGCGAAATCCGGGAGATTCGACAACAAAGACCAGGCATTGATGGGTTCCGGGGTCGGTTCTGCTGTCGGTTCCGGTGTTGCTGTTGCGGCAGCCTGTGCTGCTTCTGCGCTTGCTGCTGCGGCTGCCTGGTCTTTCCGTTCCTGAACCACAGCTGTGGCGCAGCCGGAAAGTGTCACGGCGAGCGCCATGGTAGCTGCGGTGATATTGATAATCTTTTTACTCATGCGTGATTTGCCTCCTTATGTTTGCGGTTTTGCGGCTATTGAAGATTTTTCGTGGTTTTATTACTTTTAATTCATACTACACAAACAATATGCCAGAATTTTTTGCAACAAATTTGCATTTACTCGCCGTTATTGAGTTTGCGTTAGAGTCTTTGTATGTTGTTGCTTTTCCGTCTTTAGAGCCAGCTATTCCTTGCATTATATGAACATGCTTTCCAACAAGAAATATGCTTCCTGGATAGTTACGGTTCATGTTTCTGTATGTTGGATGGTGCTCTTTAACTTTAAGCTTGCAAACACCATTCGGATGCTCTTTGCGAAATTCTTCTAGGCTGGCAGCTTCTTGTTCCGTTGCTTTATGCCGATTTATAGCAACCGCCTTATCATTGAGCGTGTACACGCGGTTCATATTTTCATTGTTTAACGCTCTTCTAGCATGGCGGCGAAACTGTTTCAGCTCATACGGCATATGATTGTTGATATTGCTATCACAAACATCACTCGGCAAAACAGAACAAGCAATGCAGTAAGCATCGAGCCAATGGTCTTTACTTACACCGTGCGTTGCACGATAGTCATGGGTGCTCTTTCCTGCTGTCACAAAAAAGTGCTTTGGAAACAGTACACTCAATTTATTCGTAAGTGCCGGAATGATTTGATTCAATACACCCAAAGCGCCATACTTTTTATAGAGTCCGGTGCTCTTTTTGGCAAGTTTCTTTTCCCAAGCAGAATCTTTATGTACAAGGTCGTGATGTTTTGTACACAAACCAACGATATTACCAATGGTGTTGCTGCCGTTTTTATGTTGCGGCACTACATGGTGGTAATGGTCGATGGGTTTATCACAGAACAGGCAATGGTGTTCCTGCATTTCAGAAACAGCATTTTCAAGACTCCCTTTTTGGTAGAGTGGGCCTTGTTGGTACTGCCATTTCTGAATGTCAGGATTATCAAGCCGCATGAACGCAAATTTGTTTACTTCAAGCACAACATCACTGATAGGAAGGAACTTTTGAATTTTTCTCACCAAATTGATATGTGTTTGGAGCAACTGATTCGCGGTAGGCGTAAGCCATCCTTCCGGTCTTGTGCGATTGGTGTACTTTGCTTCTTTGTTTTTAATACCAATGCAGAGTACATCTTTCTTATAACCCGGAAGGCGACGTTTGATGATGCCGATTTCTTTTGCACGTTTGCTAGGATTCTTACTTTGAGCAGTATCTTGCTTCACGCACTTCTTAGAAATGGTGCCATTTGCCTTAGCTCTCCGCTGACGGCGACAACGTCTGCCGTTTGTGCGTCTTGCACGGCGGGCTTTTTTACGGTCTTGCATCAATTTTGGAACCTCTTTGTTGCGAGTTTCCAGATGTGCCGTAAAGACTGCCGTTCCATTTGCTTTAACAACGGCAACGCCGATATTGGTTCTACCAGGGTCAATGCCTAAATATAGGGGCTGCACTACATCATTGGTTTCATACAGCAGTTGGATGGTAAACGGTTTTGCTCTTACGACTCGTGCTTTCTGCTCTTTAAGCAGGTGGCGCACATGTCCACCGCGAGTCGTAGGCATTAAAGGTTTACCGTCTTTATTAAGCACATAAATAGTGGACATATACGCCACCTCCTTTACGATAAGTCTCTCCTGCCGAAACAGGAGGTTGTGTTTCCCTTGGCTAGATGACGCCTTCGCATGGTTGCAAGCTGGGAAAACCGTACAAGTGCAGCTCGTCATCTTGATGTACAAAAGTACATCCGCCTGTGATATTGAAGGAACTTAGTGGGATGGGGTCATTCCACTAAAATTCTTCAATACCCCTAACGCCGAGGAGTGAGAGACCCACCACGCCGATAAGCAAAGTGAGGAGTCCAAGTCCAAAAGCAAAGGCAATATATTGAATTACGTCGATGAGTTTAAGCCATTTTGCGACTGCAGCGCCTAAAACAATCAACAGGCCAAAGCAGCCGGTCAGATAAATGAGCAAGCCAAACTGTGCAGTTCTACTGAAAATCGATTCGAGTGTTTTCATGAGAAACTCCTTTCTACAAATTTCATGGTATGCAATTCGCAAGAACCTGCAATAGGAAAACAAAAAAAGCTGCCCAGCCGAAGCTGGACAGCTTGTGTGTTATCATATTTTATCGCCTATTGTTTCGCTCTTGTCTTCTGCGCTCGCGCTCCTCATATTCCTTCTTCTGATACTTGAGCCGCTCATTCAGCAAAAAGGAGTTCTCATCGCGGGTCATTTGCAGCTTCACCTCGTACCAGCAGCCGTAAAGAAAGGCTGCCAGAATGCAGAAGCCAACGATTTTGACTAAGAGGTTGAAAAGGACGTTCACAATTACCGGGAAAATATAGCCGATGGCTTTGGCGATAAGCAGGATGAGCCCACCGAAGACAACGATTTTTGCGATTGTCTGAACAACGGGCGGGAAATCGCCCAGGACTTTGGAAATGGTATCGTTAATTTTGGTGATGATATTAGTGTTTTTGCCACCGTTGTTATTATTTTCTGCCATGTCGGTTCCTCCCTTTTTATGCCAATTATAGCATATATCTGTACAAAACGCTACACCCCACATGAGGAATCTCAATGTATAAGCAATGGCTCAACAAAAAAAGCCGCCACCCTTTCGGATGACGGCAAGTGCTGTTATTTCTTTACGGGGATATTCTGGTCAAGAACCACGTCAAAGCTGTAGTGCGGCATCTTAGATACATCACCACCAGCGGCCTCAAGGGTCATGTAAAAGTCCTCGTCGTTCATTGCCTGCACGAGAGTGTTCATCTCGTCGCAGGTATGCTTGAGCATGGGGCCACGCTTGTTGCAGTACATCACAGCCGAAACAGGCTGAATGCCCTGTGCAACCATACCGTCCCAATGAGTCCGCAGCTCGGTTACAGACTTCAAAGTAGCAACGCCGCTCATGAAGTCATAAATCTTGCAGTGGGACTCGTCGATATGTTCCAGAACGTCGATACGAGTCCGGTTTGCGTACAGCGGGAACTGGAGCTCTACTTCATTCCCAGTGTCAGCAACCAACCGACTGGCGAATTCCTGCGCATACTTTTCAAGAGTGAGAGGCTCACTTTCGAGAGGCTTTACGTTCTCGGCAATAGCGTCGAAAATTTTACGCCATCCCTTGTCGCTCAGGTCGATATCCGACTTGTTGGCGAGGGTATTCAAGAACCCACGCGGCAGACCGGAAATATCAACAGCAACAACGCCGGTGAAAGCGTTGAAGGCCGGGTGACGAGCCTTGTCCCAGATGGTATCAAACTGAGCGGTGGCGATAACACGCTCGCCGAGCTGGATATCCAAGCCCTGCGTAAGCATGTTGTTCTGGTAGAAATGCTTCAAGTCATAGCCACCAGTAACAACACCTTTGGTCGCATCCGTATCCAGCTGACCACACTCAACCTTGACAGGAATCTCGTACCCATCATAGTCAACAGTGAAGTTCTTTTCCTTCTGCTTCTCCTTATACGGCTGGAAAATAGGCTTAACGAGCACATCGCACGTCTTGCCATTCGCCATATGGAAATCAGGAATCAGGATACGGGCGGGAGCAACGCCGGTAGCGTCAGGTGCCAAGTAATTGCGGTACTTGACACCAAAGTGCTCAGCCAGGCAGGTACGCAGCACGTTCAGGCTGGTGACCCGGCTCTCAGCGCAGCTGCCGTTCTTGGTCAGCATGGTGCTGGCAGTAGCCTTGTCCATCTCCACATAGATGATGGTAGAAGGAGCGCCAAGAGCCTTAAACTGCTCACGCATAACGACATCTGCCATAGGAATCTCTTCCTGCTCAGACATCGTCATGGTCGTGGCAAAAGGACCATCAACGCGGTGATAGCTGTCCTCTCCAGGCTGCTTGGAAGCGATGAACCAGGGATACTTGTTGCGAGTTGCAACAAGGATGAAGTTGTTTAAGCCAACACCGTGAATACACAGTGGGCCTTCATCGGTATGTCCATTACCAAACTGCAGGTTTTCCGGCAGCTTTTCCTTAGACATACCGTTACCCCAGTCGGCAATAACCACACCGATTAGGTTTTTGGCATGGCCTTTCACAATCGCGACCAAGATGTTAATGGCATCTCTGCAATTAGAGATGGCGTTATCAACCGGCTCACAAGCGGCATCGCTCATGGGTAACTTCTGGCGAGAAATTGCGTCAAAGTAATGGTTGGTGATGCCGACGTTGAAAGTGACGTTGTTGTTATTCTTCTTAGCCATAATATAACCCCGTAACGTGGGGCCGTCGTGCTGCTCTCGAATTTATCTCCACAGCAATTAAGCCCCATATATCGGGGATGTTATTATTCCTTTTTGTCGGTTTTGCAGGAGCTATCAGCAATATCAGAAATTGCTTCTTTTACAGCTCCGAAAACATCAGTTGCTTTCAGAAAATCTTCTGCCAATCCTTTGATGTGGCTGTAGTTTTTGAAGACTTTCTTCACAATAAATGCGCCAACGATTGATACTACTGCCAAAAGCAGCAGAGCTTTCGCGGCCTCGGTCAATTTTACTTGCTCTAACAAGAGCGCGAGTATCACGCCATCTTTGCTCAGCTAGGTCTTAATTAGACTGTGAACGAATGAACCATAGCTAACTGCATATTGCTTAGCTTTGGTTTCGTGGTTGCTGATAATGGTGTCTACTCGCTAAATTATGTTTCGAATCATGATAATGTCCTCCTTAAAAAGGTTTGAAATTGTTATAGGGTATATATAAATACGCTCTTAACGCGGCGTTCGCGTGCAGGAACATTTATATAAACACATTAACGCAGTGTATACGTGCCATGCTGATTAGCATGACAATTCTATGTAATCAGCCTTTTCTTCGGCTGTCAGAAGTCCACGTTCCGTGGGATGAATCTATATTAAACGCAGAAAATCTGCGGGAATCCTCAAAAAAAGAAAAAGGACAGAAACCCAATATGGGCATCTGTCCTTCTTCCAGGAGGAATATGAACTATGGCAAATCAATGATATCTCTGTTACATTATCTATTCTATGGGTATCGCACACGCCGTCAAGAAATTAGATGTATTTTTTGAAAAAAGTTTGCACGCGTGCAAGTTGCCAAAGGATTTTGTTACACGGCGTGTGAGTTTATTTTGTGATACACAAAACGCGCGATATTGTGTATAAAACAAAAAGCCGCCCACCCGGTAAAGGGCAAGCGGCAAGAGGTTAAGATTTGATGTAAAGCGACGTACCCTTGAACGGATTCAAGAGACCGGGCTTGTACTTGGTGCGGACGTATTCTGCGATTTCAGCGTCCGGCATGGCGCTCAAGACATCAAGCCAACATTCAGCATTGATTGCCATGAGGCCACCCATGCCAAGAGCATTTTCACAGCGTTTGATGTCAGAGGCAAATGCGTCGTGAAAGTCACAGGACTCCGCAGCTTTTACGATGCGGTCGAAGTCATACATACCACAAGACCTCCTTACTGGCACATGGCCTTGAGGTCGTCCTCACTCAGAACGGGCACGCCCAGCGAATTTGCCTTATCCAGCTTGGAACCGGCAGCTTCACCGGCAACGAGATAGCTCGTCTTCTTGGAGACACTTCCGGAGACTTTGCCGCCATGCGCTTCGATATAAGTCTTGGCTTCATCGCGGCTCATGGAAGGCAGTGTACCGGTAATAACGAATGTCTTGCCAGCGAGCGGCGCAGACTCATCATTGGCACCTGCCGGAGCATGGTAGTCAAGATTGACACCGGCATCATGCAAGGTATTGACTTCCTGCGTAAATTCAGTGCTGGAAAGCATCGCATCGAGCGCAGCATAGATAGCATCAGAAAAGCCGGGAATGTTGTACTCCTTGATGGTATCTACATTGAGCGTGGACAGTGTCAGAAGGTTGCCGTTCGTAGCCTTGCATTGAGTAAACAGCGCACGAGCAACATGACCGCCGATTAGACGGTAGCCAAGGCCCTTGAGGACGCGGTCGGCATTCTGCTCCTTGGACTTTTCGATGGCAGCAAGAACCTTCTTGGCAATCTTCGCGCCATACATGTTGGTCAGTTCACCTTCCTCCTCATAGAGCCAGTACAGGTCAACGGGGTTCTCAATGAACCGGCTGTCAACCAAGTCCTGAATCATCTGAGGGCCAAGTCCCTTGATGTCCATGCAGGGCTTCGAGGCAAAGTGGATAACGCGATTCACAGTCTTTGCCGGGCAAGCGTCATTGGTGCAGTAGAGGTCCACAGAACCGTTGACCGGTGCGATAGGCGCACCGCAAACGGGGCAGACCTGCTTCGCCATGTCATAAGGCACAGCGTCTGTCGGGCGCTTTTCCAGCTCCACCATCGTGATTTTCGGGATGATGTCACCGGATTTGTGCAGGACAATCGTGTCACCGATACGGATATCCAAAGTCTTGATGAAGTTGGCGTTGTTGAGCGTTGCACGCTCCACACGGGTTCCGGCAAGCTGGATAGGGTCAAAGACCGCGACAGGAGTGACGCGGCCGGTACGACCCGTCTGCAGCTGGATGTTGCGCAAGACAGTTCCTTTTTCCTCTGCGGGATACTTGTATGCAATAGCCCATTTCGGGGTTTTGGTGCGCTCGCCCATCTTCTGGCGAATGCTCAGTTCATCGACTTTGATGACTGCGCCGTCAATCGGGTAATCGATATCATAGCGTTTTTCCTCAATGTCGTGAATGGCTGCCAAGATGCTATCAATGTCATTGCAATGAGCGTAATAGGTGGTCTTAAAACCGCAGATGTCACGCAGATAGTTCAGCTGGTCACAATGATACGGGCTGAACTGTGCTGCATCACCATTGTTGACGCTCTGAACATTGAAAACGAACACCTGCAGATTGCGTTCCCGTGCAATAGACGGGTCAGCCTGACGCAGAGAGCCAGCAGCGCAGTTGCGGGGATTCGCAAAGAGCTTCTTCCCCGCTTCCGCCTGCTTTGCATTGGCTGCTTCAAAGTCCTTTTCCGACATATAGCACTCGCCACGGAGTTCGATTTTGCCGATACCCTTGGGCAGCTCGATGCTGCGAGGCAGGCAAGTGAGGGTTGCGACATTGGCGGTCACATCCTCACCGACATGGCCGTCACCGCGCGTCGAAGCCTGGGTCAAATAGGCAAGACCATCGTCAGAACGTTCGTAGACAAGAGACAAGCTCAGACCGTCGATTTTGCGCTCCACAGAGAAGGTCACATCGGAGTATTCAGCTTTCACCGAATCCACAAAGCTGCGGACCTCATCATCGGAAAACACATCAAGCAGAGAAAGCATCGGTACACGGTGTTCAACCGGAATACCGAGAACACGCTTGCCGCCAACAACCTGTGTAGGGCTGTCAGCGGTCACGAACTCAGGATGTGCCGCTTCGATATTACGAATCTCGTGCATCACGGAATCGTATTCCTCATCCGTTACAACCGGAGCATCCTGCTCATAGTAGGCGGCACTCCATTCTTTAGCCTTTGCGCAGAGGCTGTTGTAGTATTCTTTGGAAGAAATAGGCAGATTATTGTTAGACATAATATTTTACCTCACGTATGTTATTTTTTTGTTTTTTATAGCGTAATGGTTTGAGATTCTGTTGTGGCCTGGCTGACATCTTCAATACCATCCACGAAAACTGTTGTTCTGATAAGGATACGGAAAGGAACGCCCTTTTGCCAGGTGGTGTTTGCACGGAGTTCATCCACCAGGCCAATCAGTGCCTGCATCTTGAGCATTTCGATGGTATAGCGAGTCGGAATCATGGTTCGGGTCGTCTCGAGATAAAAATGCCGATTTTTCTCATTGTATCCGAGAGAATCGTTCGTAACATCCATTTTTGCAACAACGGTGTAGTCGCTTTTAGGGATATCTTCAAACGGCTCCAGAGACTTATCCAATTCTACCATGCGTTTATCGAAGTCTGCAATGATGCGGGCTTTCTCTCTCTCGTAAATTTCACTCGCCTGCCGAACCTGCTCCCGATAACACTTCACACACTCTTCTTTCGTGTAGAAGATGTTGACGGAAGTGCCGGAGCAGCAGCGATACCCGGTGTTGTCCAATGGGGCAATGACGGTTGAAGAAATCTTACCCCGATTTACCGGCCGAAAATAGACCGGAGAATAATAGATGGTTTTGCTCGTTTCTTTTGCGTCCGTTACAACAACCGGGGTAGGCTTGATGTTACGAATCGGCTTTTTGGTCGGGTCTGCATTTGCGCGATAATCGCAAATCCAAGCCATTTTGCCGATGACGTTTTCAAGACCTTCGGCGTAATCGTACATACCGAGGTCGTTTGTCTGGCGTGGAGGATAATTTTCTCCGGAGCCTTTAATCATCAGCTTGACGCCGTTTTCTGTGAGATATTCGTTTAATTTCATATTTTTTCCTTTCTGTGATTTGTGGTTGAGTTCAGCGGGCGTTTGTAAGTACGGCAACAACCAGCTCCTCGTAGTCTTCGATGGCACAGTAGATGTCAGCGAAACCATAGGCGTGGCCACGGTCGTAGGCTTTTTGCCAGAGGATGGTTGCAGCCTTTTTGGAAATGCTGCGTTTCGTTTCGGCTTTGATGTCTTCCTGAATTTGAAGTTCGATAGCTTCCGAGATGTGTTCGATTTCTGCATTCTGCGCCTTCTTCAGCCGAGAGCATTCCGCATCCCAGGCTTTTTGTCGGCGAACGACCTCTTCCCTGTTCCAGCGCACCGATTTCTCTTCGTCGATGATTTCACCGTCTTTCGGGCGTTTAGAGTTGGGCCTTGTTGGTCTTTTCCAAGCAGTTTCGAGTCGGTTGCCAAGATTTGTCCATACGTTATCCATTATAACACTCCTTTTTTTGTACGCAAAAAGGCGAACCTCCCGGTGTGGGAAGTCCGCCTTAAAGCGAAGTGTGAATTGTACGAGCACACAGTGTGCTTAGTAGATGGTATCTATCGTACAAGCTAAATTATACGGGTCTCGAACGAAAGCGCAAGATTATTCATTCATTGCTACAGTCACCAAACAGCAAATTATATGCTTTTTCGATTTCAGAATCAGACATGGCCTTCCCTTTTTCTTCAATGCTGTGCAGAATTAGAGTCTTGTCGCTCTCCTCATCCGGCACGAAGCCAAGAATCACATCCAGCTTGTTGCGATTCTCGTCCTGTGCAAGATACTCTTTGATTTCGGACCACTGCGCATCACGCTGGTTCAGAGCGTCAACGTTCTGGACACAGAACGGGTACTCACTTTGCGGCATAGCACCGGAAAGGTATTTGGTATCGTCGCAATACATCTTGATAAGCCGGACAATATAGTTCCGCTCTGCTTTGGTTCTTGCAGTCAGAATGTTGCTTGCGCTCTGGTACTTGTAGTTATCCCCAACAGCTTCCAACGACTCTGCAATCTGCCGGAAACTCAGCATTTCGTTTGTAGCCTTGTCATGCTGCGACACGGTGGAAGCATAGTATCCTTGTTCCGTTTCGTTTGCTTCTACCACGGCAGCGAGATTCGAGTCAATATGGATGAGCCGTTCACTGTTATCCCCTTGCGCACGAATTGTGTTGTTCACTTTCGCAATCCAACTGTCAGTTTCCGTAGCATCATCGCCCGCATAGAGGTAGGTTACAATATCCGGGTTAGTAGGGTTCGGAAGCTCCGCACAAGCCAAGGTCAGATTCCGTCCGTATTCTTTTGCCTGGAGATACATGTTCGGATAATCGTCTTGTATTGTCTGAGCGATTGCCTCAACCTCGGCCTCGTCTTTTTCAATGACAAGACCGACAGTGGCTACCTGCTCTTCAATGTTGAGCTGCTTCAAAATATCCTCGAGGTCGAATACAATAGCTTCTTTGTTGTTTGTATAGAATCGGATTTTCATAGATTTTCCTCCTGGCAACAATAAAAATGGCAGGCCCTCGGTTGGAAGGTCTGCCAAAAAACAGTTTGAGAATTGCAAAAAAGGTCATTATGCGGCTTTGATTGCTGCGTTAATCACCGTATACGCAATATCCAGAAGCCGAAACGCAAGGACTTCAAAAGATAATGCTACCAGCAAAAAGCAAAACACAAATTTTTGTTTGTTCTCACCCTGGAAATAGTACATTCCAAAGCAGGACGCGATGAGAACGCAGAGAAACACAACGACCCAAATAATATCAGCCATTGTCCTGATTTTGATTCTGCTGAGTTGGCGGGGTCTGAACCTCAGCAGGGGCATTCGGAGTTTGATACTGAACATTTTGGCTCGGCTCTTTGGGAGTTTCGGGGGCCTGGTACTGAACAGTACTGGGGTTGTTCTGCTGTTCGGCTTTCTTTTCCTCATATTTGGTCTTGAGCTGAGAATAGGAATAGCCATCCTGCGGGATACCGTGGTACTGATAATGACCGAAAGCCAAAATCATGTTGAACACCGGATTCAGAAGGCAAAGACCAATCGTGAAACCAATACCTTCACCGAACGCAACAGCTTTCTTGTAGTTGGTGATAGCACCGATGATGAGAGCAACAACCAGGAACAGATTGCCGAGCAGCGGGATACCGGACAAAAGGCTCAGCAAGACCGGAATCAGAAACAACCAGCCGTTCCCCCAGTAAATGTTGAATTCGATGTAGTTGCTGTAGAACGGGACGATGGATGCCCAGCCAGGCTGCCCGGCTTTTTCGAAAATCTTCCAGTTTGCAACAATTTTGAGTACAAAATACGCCACTACCAAAAGAATCACCGTGTAGAGCATTCCGCCCAATAGATTAAGAGCGCTGTAAGAATTATACATTTTATATCCTCCTCTTTCGGCATATGAAGCCGGATTATTCCTTCACTAAGTTCTTTGCCTGTCGCTGCCGCTCTGCAAGTTCTTTGCCGCGTCTGACCAGTTCCGCATATTGCTCTTCGGTCAGCTTGCGAGGCGGCTTGATTTTGACCCATTTCTTGGGCATATCTGCCTCCATACACCAGCCCTCATCCCGCGTGATTTTAACAGCATCAGGGTACTCTTTGGCAAGCTCTTTTAGCTGTTCCATACGAGCTTTGTTGCAGGTGTAGTAGGATGCTTTTTTCTCCGCGTCATTGAATGTGATGATGGTTTCGCGTTCCCAGGGTCCATCAGATGCCTGCGTGGCCACTTTTTTATCGGGCATGATTTTTCTCACCTCAATCGAATAAAATTGCCGACATAGCAGGGCCTTCGCAGATATACCCGCTCGCCTCGGCCCATTTCGGCGTCATGAGCTTGCCATTTGCTTTCACAAGCACCATCTTCCGAGCAGAGGTATTCAGAAATTCCGCCGGAGCCCAGTTATTTCGCACAACGACGATAGCATTGTCTTCCGCGTTCTCAAGCATATGCTTCAGCTCTTTTACCGTCACCGTGTCACCTCCCGTTCAACACATCATCCAGTGCCTGCAAGAAAACTCTGGATTCCTCGTTGATTCCGCCGCGACACAGAACTTTCGCAATATCATCAAATCCTACCAAGTACATATTTTCTTCACCCATGTACCCTTGCGGCCAGGGAACCGCATAGTAGTTGTGCGGAAAAGAACTTGTGTCATAGCCGACCACAATATATTTCTGGTCTGCAACATTTTTCACCGTCAGGATAGTCCCAAGCGGTAACGCGTCTTTCATGGAATGAGTAGTTGCAGGCATGATTCTCTGAATTTTCAAAACAGCACCTCCCTAATTTTCATTTTATGAGAGTCGCACATTTGTGCAACAAAACTAAAAAACAAAAAAGCGGCCGCTCCAAAAGGAACGACCGCAAAGATACGAGTCAGATATTATTCATGGGAATCAGCTTTCCTGAAATCAGAAAGTTGATTCTCAGTGGAACACTGCACGAAAGGAATTCCCTTGCGCGGATTCACAAAAACGTCTGTGGTAGCAAACGCATTGCTAAAACTCATGTCACAGAAGACGACGTGAGAACTTTCGTCACCAGATGCACGGGGTGCAAAGCTGGTACATGCAAACCAATCCAATTCATCCTGCCCCTGTTCATCATAAAGATAAATGACGGGAGCCGGAATGTTGGGCGTCGGCATAGCCAGTGAGCCAACCTGCATTTCATTGACACAGAGGTCAATGGGCGGGTTCCCGTTCTGATAATCCCATTTGGGGTATGACTGAGCCCTGATGGTGGTGTCGCCATCATCTACCTCGATGCCAAGAGCAGCGATATCGAATGGAATACCGAGCTTTTCCTTGATTTCTTCCGGGGTGAAAGTTAGGAGCTTACCGTGTTCGCCTTGGATGTAGAGTTTCATGGCTTACTTTTCCTCCTTTTTCTTGTCGGCGTTCAGAATCTTTTCCAGAACGTCGTCATAAAAATCGTCAAGGAACAGACCGGTTTCTTCATCCGCTTCCGGAGCAGTGAAAACACCGTCTCCTTCAGCTGAATCCTGTACAGCGTCGAAGACACCGATTGCGCCCCGAAGTTCATCGGCCAGAAGGTCATAGCCGAGGTCCTTCACTTTTGCCGACAAGTCAATCAGCAGCATTTTCTGCCGAAAGAACTCGTTCATATCCAAGCCAATGTAGGGGTTCGCTGCGGTATTGCTTTTCTGAGACTTTACTTTGAAAATACCCCAGTCAAAATTGCTGTCTGCGCCGTACATATACCCGGATGCGAGGCAGAAGCCTTCAGCAGCACTGTCCTCAACGTTGATACCAACTTCATAATCGCTGCCGGAATCTTCATCCAGGTTAATCGCAGAGCCTGTTGCCTTTTCGTACTCTGCCTCAATGTCAGCTTTCATGGCTGCCAGCAGGGCGTTGAAATCGGTGTTCTGGGAAAGCAGATTCATGTTTTCGCCTTCCTGGTTTTTAATGAGAATGTACATAGTATTTACCTCCTAACAATCAAATCATGCTATCAGACAATTTGTCGATAGCTGCCGTGATGGCTTCGTTTTCCATCTGAGTAATACGCTCAAACAGATGAGACCAGTCGATGGCATCATAGACACGCTTGACAAACGCATCATAGGTGCCACCGGCCTTCATCATTTCAATTTCAGACTCATAGCAGCCGGACTCCTCAAGCATGAACTTGATATCGTCGGTTGGGTTGATTTGTATTGTTGCTTCGTACTCATTCATTTTAATTATTTCCTTTCTTTTATACGCAAAAAGGCGAACCACCCAAATGGGAAGTTCGCCTAAAGCGCATTGTTAAGTGTGCGAAGGGCAGGATGCCTTTTCGATATCTGTTATCTATCGTACAATTTATATCTTAACCCGTTCGCATAAATCCGCAACAAAAAACCGCCACCTAAATGGGCAGCGGTAATGAAAAAGTCAACTACCCCCGCCTAAACGCGGGGGCTTGTAGTCCCGCAGGACTCCAATTTATTCCCACTCGACGGACTGTTAGGCACGGTTCCGTCCGTGCTACCGAGTACAATGGGCTTTCACCGCTGTTGCAGGCGGCATAGCGTGGGTGAGAATTGGATTATGCGGGATACAACCCTAATAATCCTACATTGCGAATGTTTATGGCAGCGTTGTGGTCACGGTTATGCGTTGTTCCACAAGCGCTGCACGTCCAGACACGGTCAGCAAGTGTGAGGTCATCTTTTATGAAGCCACACACGCTGCAGGTTTTGCTGGACGGATACCACTTATCGATTTTGGCAAAGGTCTTTCCCTGCAATGTGAGTTTATACTCTAACATCGTGCGAAACAAACCGAACCCATTGTCGTTAGTGGATTTTCCCAATTTCAGAGAACCCGCCAATCCGCGTAAGTTGATATCTTCCACAAATACAGCATCATACTGCTTGGCTATCGCGGTACTCACTGTATGGCAGAAATTCTTGCGCTGATTGGCTATACGTTCCTGAAGAATGCGAACTTTATATAACTGCTTATCGTAGTGGTGAGAGCCAAACTGCATACGAGACAGCCTTCGCTGCGCCCTTGCGAGTTTTGCTTCACTCTGACGGTAGAATCTTGGATAATTGGCCACGTCACCGTTGCTGTCAACATAAAAATCATGAGAGGAATAGTCTAACCCAAGCGATGTCTCTTTCGTAGGCTTAATGGGCTGGATGTCTTTTTCAAACTCATACAGCAGTGAAATAAAGTATTTGCCGCTGCGGGTACAGCTTACGGTAGTGCCTTTCAGTACCCAGTTGGCTTCCGGCTCGCGATGCTTATTGATTTTCACATCGCCAATTTTAGGCAAATGAACAAGATTTCCAACAACATAAATTGTGTTCTTGATTGCGCCATCCTTACGGCGCATCTTTTGATTATTTGTTGTGTATGACATCTTGCTTTTGCGCTTGCTTTTCAACCTGGGAGAGCCAACCGCTTTAGGGTCTTCTCGATGGCGCTTGTTCGCATTTTTCAAATCAAGTTGTGCATTAGCAAGCGCAAGGCTGTCTACCTCTTTCAGAAAGGAAAACTCGGTTTTGTATTTAGCAGGGGTGGGAATAAAGAACGCCCCTGCTTCTTCCAAAAATCGTTGTGCATCCATCAGCATATGGTTCCAAACAAAGCGAACACAGCCAAAGGTTTTATAAAGCAATACCTGCTGCTCAGGCGTAGGGTATGCACGATACATAATTGCTCTATTTAGCTTTTGCACTGGCATTGCTTATCACCACCTTCTATTACAAATATACGCGATTCGCACGTTCCATCAACTTAAAGGTGTGGCAATTCATCCCCCACATGAATGAGGGGGAATTCTTGCCACGTTTTCTTAAATTTCAGCGCAGAACATCGCGAGTCTCTGCCACAGCAAATAGGTGCTGTATCTCATGCGTACCTTTTCAGGAACACCAGTAACCAAACACCATTTGTGAGCAGTGGCTTTGATGCGGGGAATCTGCCGTTGTTCAGTTTCAGTGAACGTCTTGTTGTACATTCTGCGGCGACTTCCAGAATTCCAGCGCACGCCCTCTATCGTTTCGCAAATCAGAGCGTACGCCAAATAGCTTTGGGCTTCTTCGTGAGTCAATGTAACCATCGTTTTCATGGCTGTCACCCTGCCTTTCTCTCATTGCGAGCCATATGCAGCGCATAATCAAGCGCGTCAGGGTCATCGGCCAAGAATTTGGCTTCCCGAATCGTACCAAACTTCGGGTGCTTCACGATTGGATATTTATCAAAGACTTCCCGTTCCTGAATGAGCGTGCCATTCTTGTATATTACCTCAACGTTATGGGACGGAACAGCGTAATGACGGATGCGGTCACATTCGCCCTTATAGTTGATAGGAGTGATACAGCCGATAGGCTTTCTCTCTTCCATCCCTGTAACGGTGACTAGAAAAGCCTTAATGGTTCGAGCTTCGTCTTCCATATTTTCATCGTAGTACTTGAATGTATTGAACATCGAAGTACCTACTTTGTAAGCATCTTCTTCGAGACAAAGATACGTTCCGTTGTAACGGCAGAACCAGAGCATTGGCACCGCTTTTCCAGTTTCCTGTGCTTCTTTTGCATAGCGCTTGAAAATCTTTATGTCCAGCTTGAAATCCTCGGTGTAATGCTTCACCGTGCTTTTCACGATGAGTTTCAGGAAATCACAGATGGAAATAGCGGTCATAGTCATATTGGAAGTCATAATAAAAATCTCCTTTTTTAGTCAGCCATGACCTTGGAAACATTCATGTCATAGCGGTTAAATTTAGAAATATAGTCAAAAATGGTATTTACTTGAGCTTTTGTTGCGGTTTTGGTCTCATCCATATCGAGGAATGTATTGCCCATCGAAGGATTACGAATGGCAATCCAACCGCGTTTATATAGGAAATCGAGACCCTTGCCGCTCCAGTCATACGCCATATTGAGAACTTCATGGTCAGAAAGACCAAACGCTTCTCGATTGCGCATGATGATGCGGCCAGCCAGGGCAGCGTGCTCGCCAAACTCGCAGGCATACCAGGTGCCATCGGGAGCAATCAGACCATATTCGGTCAGCTGATGCTGAATGGGTCTATTACTGATATAGCTGTTGTACAGTCGCTGACGGCGTTCAACGGATGTGCCTTTCATGTTTGCTTCAATCCAAGAGGCAAGCTTGGTCCAAAAATCGGTTTTGTAGAATTCCGGGTTGGATTCCTGCTCAGGAAGCGGTTCTCCATTGAATTCTGCAACAAGGTCTGGGTGGGTAAAAAGCCATGCACCGTTGTTGAATGCATCAGAATAACCCGTTTTCCCATAGAGGAAGCACTTGATACCGTCATAGCTGCAATCGATATAATGATGTTTTGCATTGGTGCAGAGCGTTTCATAGCTATCAGTCATAGCAAAGCGGTCAACATAATTGAGCGGATGTGCAATCATATCCTCACGAATTTGATTGACCAGCATCTTGTGTTGAAGCTCCTCAACCTTCTGCCCGAGGGAACGAACATGAACATTGTCATCGACAAGTTCAAACTCATTGACACCAACAAGTTTTTTCCGGCCTTCGATAATGTCCTGGCAAACATGCCTTTTTTCTTCCTCGTTGCCACCCATCATGCAGGAGAGCAGCAGCTCCTCACACTTTTTATACGGCTTGTCCATATTCCAGAACCAGTCACGTGCAATGGCGGTGAGGAACTCACCATCCATACTGAAATGTAGTTGTTCACCCATGTTGGGTAACCTCCCCAATTGTTATGTGTTGTTCTCGACAAAGTCTTCGCATTCCTCGCTGGTCAAAACCACGCCGAAATAGGCAACACGCTTGACGGTGGTTTCCCACACGCGAACGGTGCGTGCCATTGGCTGAACGACCCAGGAATGACAGCGCCAGAGCCCGTCTTCGGAAAGAGCATACCCCGTTGCAATAAAGCACCGCTCTTTGTTCTCATACCAGAGTCGTGCAGAATTGTAATGGCACTGGCAATCCTGACCTTTCCTCATATAGTTGCTGCCATAGAAGAATTGGCCGCGTTCAAGGATTTTGGAAGCATCTTCATCGAACATCGTCATGCAAACTTCATCCCCGCCAAAGGTGAGAATTTTGTCGTGCAGTTCCTTCATGTCACCGAGCGTCTGAGCATTGAATCCAGAAGAGGTGTTGTAAATTTGGCTTTTGGTAAGCCGCATTTTCCAATCCTTGTTCATTGGGTTCCAATGAATCGGCGCGGACATCTGGTCAGGGGTTGTGATGGGTTTCAGACTGTTCCAGCCTTTCGTGCTCATTCCAACCCCTCCTCACGAGAACGCAAGCAACTCAGAATCTTTGAGTGCAGTTGATAGCGATTCTCGCCGCTTGGCACGGAGTCACCGAGGTTTTTGGATGCGAGAAGTTCATCGAACGCCTTCAAAATCTTAGAAGTAGTGACCGGCTTACCCAGCGCACTCATTTGACCCAGATGGAACTCGACATCCTCAACGAGATGCCAATATTCCATGCCGTACAGCATCGCGCCGCTTTCATTGTCTTTCCGTTCCCGCTCCTCATCCTCATCATCGCAAACGATACAAATACCGTTTGCATCGAGATAGTTCTCGAAGATATCGCAGATATCAGAGGCGAGAGAACGGGTATCGGAATCTACCTCCACCTCAGATTGAGGCTGTGTGACGGTTTCAACTTGATACTTGATGTTACCGGAACGAAGCGCATCCTCGATACCATTAAAAACGATGTCCGCGTAGTTGCCGTTATCCCGACACATCTCGAAAATGTCTTTGATGGTTTTGATTGCCTCTTCGGAATCGAAGTTTCCGGCGACAGGAAACTGCATGGGAACCATAGCGGTTACTTTGTACTTTGACTTCATGATTTTTTTCCTCCTAAATTCAAAAGAATTCCACAGCATTTGTTCAGGCAAATGACACTGACTACGAGCAGCGCTATATTGCGCAGCGTGAAGGACTGTGCCAAAGCACTGACGCCCAAAAGGATGGCCAGAACGAAAAATGTAGTGAGGAGCTTAACAATGGTGTGGATTATCTTATTCATGGGATGTTCCCTTCCGCTCCTTAATGGAGCATATCAATGATTTTTTCTACAAGTGCGTCATCCGTAACAAACTGGTTGCGGCCCATTGCGCCGAGGTCATAGGATGAAAAATCCCTCATGTCGGCGGCGTAGCGAACCAGATTTTTGTCAGATAGTGGCTGATAGCAGCTCTTTTCGGTACAGATGTAGACGCACTTATCGTTGAGTACGTTCTGAATGTGCCCTGAACAGCCAACGCGCTTTCCGTTGATGGTAATGTTGTGAAGGTTGTGGGTCAGCATAAGGTTTGTACTTTCGGTCTCTTTTACTTTTAACTGGTTCAAGAGTTTGCGAGATAAGTAAGCGGTTTTTGCCATTGTAATTTCCTCCTAATTTATTCGAAGTATTTGTAAGCGGCAGTTAGGCGCTCGTGATACAGGTTCAACGTGGTCAGGCCACCTGCATAGACTTTGCTGGAAGAGATTGCCACGTTGGTTCCCGCTTCCATATGGGAGAAGAACATCGAAAGGCAATCTTCCAAACTGTCGCTGGTAGTGAGGGTTTCATACACCGGATACGAGTACTTGGCGGCCTTGCTGTATGTGCTACTAAGCTCATACGCAAAGAACATCACCTGTCCCGTAACGGTGTTGGGGTCATAGCCATTGCCATGGCACCAATTGAACAAGTCCGTTTTTCGGCTGTAAGTCCATTGCAGGAGCCCATAGCCGCCATCCGAAGGGTTTTCGGCTGAAGCGTTAAGACCACTCTCCATTGTCATACACCCCATCACAGCAGCAGTACCGGCCTTGGAAAGACCCACATCCCGCAATGCTGTGTAGATGGCGTACTCATTGTCAGAAAGGTTCTGAGGAATCGTGTTCGTCACAGGTTCTTCTGCAGGTTCCACCGCAGTCTCTGCCGTCTCTACAGAGGGCTCAGATTCAGGCTCCGTCTCAGTCGTTTCCGGTTCAGGTACAGGCAGTACCAGCGCGAAAGGCGGCTGAGCGTTGAGCTCCCGAAGATGGACCTCCAACGGCGTGACATACTCGATATCGGAATCGTCAGCTGTCTTTACCGGCGCAGCATACGCAGGCGTCGAGAAAAAGCAGGCTATGCAGCCGATAATGGTGATAACGCTGAGCATGAAAGCGATGGTTCCGGCATAGAATTTCAATTTGTCGTTCATTGTGATTACTCCTTCAAATAAAGTTCCCGCCGACAATAACTGTCTGGCGGGATGTGATAGATGTTCGGTTGTTGGAAAAACTTTATGCTTCACGAACTACGATGGCGGTATATCCGCTGTTGGCAAGATACCGATACGCTGCATCATAGGCGTCGCTGAGCGTTGGGGCTTTAACATACCCGATAAAATCGGAGCAGATAACCATGCCGGAAAAACCTGGGTTACCGGCATAGATGGCGAAGCGGGTGTTTTTCGGAGTAAAATGTTTGAAAATAGACATGGCGGACCTCCTTATCAGTCGCTGTTAAAATGGGTGGATGACGGATTCCTGAAAACAAAAAAGGCAGGCCCATCGTGAAGATGAGTCTGCCTTGAATGAGAACAGAATTATGAATTGTACGAGCACGCAGTGTGCCAAGTAGATGTTATCTGTCGTACAACTTTTATATTATGGAATTCGCAAGGATACGCAAGAGTTTTTGATGTGCTTCTTTTTCAGGCTTCGTTAAGCCATTTTTGAGTGATATCCATGATTTGATTCTGAAATTCCGGGTCCGGCAAGGTTTTGCTGTCTGCCCAAATTGAGTTACGGACAATTGGGTAATCGTATACAACGCCGTCAACGATATAGGGCCAAAGCACCACTTCGCCGCCCACAAGCCAGAGTTTCTGGATTTTGACGGGTTTTTCGTATCTCGTGAGCCAGCATTCGCTGGTCACTACGGAATCCGCTACGTATTTCTGCGTTTCTTCTTCGGTCAAGAGATTCGGGTCATCGTCCTTGATGTTGTACATCCGTACAATGAACGGCAAGGGCATGTCCTTAGAATATTTCTTGTTCTCCCGCAGTTCAGCGAGCAGGAACTTCGAGACGAAATGCGCAATACCGATGCTAGTCAGGCAGTCGTCGAGGGTATGCCCAAGACAAATCCTTGGAATTTCCTGGTCCTCCCCTTTCATCCGATTCGTTGGTATCTGCGGGATGACATCGTCCGGCAGGCATCCGGTGTCTGCCATGATATGATAAAGAATCACGGCTATTTCCTCCTGAAATAAAAAATAGCAGGCCCTCAAGAATCGAGAGTCTGCTTTGTTTGCACGATGAATCGTTCGTTCGAACTTGCTCCTATCGTGCGGTTGATATTTTGCTGAGTTTGCACATGCAGCCCCAACAGGCATCGTTCAGAACGTCTTGTCGTTGGGAACTTGCAGATACATCCAGGACTGTGGTGCTCGCTTAACGCCAAGCTCTCGCAGTGACATATCCATGGATTGGATGTCAGAGACGTTCCAACCATATAGAGTGCCAGACTTATTGCCGTATGCAATCAGCTCGTTTGTGGTAAGGCAGCTATCCTTGACGAATCGAGCGGTCTTTTCGGTCGCTTTTGTGCCAATAGCATATGCCGGGAGTTCACGCAGACAGTCGAGCGTATCGATGTCACGGCAAACAAATGCAGCAGTTACTTTTCCGGCACCACCATCAGCTTTCGTCTCGTAGCAGAACACCACAAAAGGATAGCTGATTTCCCACGGCATGGTTTTTCGGACCTCAATGGTCTTTTCTCCGCTCAGAATCTTTTCAAGCCATTGCTTTTTGATGCTGAGAAGCACCGCTTTATTCGAGTTGATTTCAAGGGCTTTATTAGTATTTGAATTAAGCATTGTCATGCTCCTTTCACGCTTCTTACGATTGCCACATCGGCTTCATTTTTGCTGTTGGCAAGAACCAGAGTAGGCTCAATCCAGCGAACTTCTAGGCGGTTGCGTCCCTCACCGACCCAATAATGATGCCAGTGAGCGCGGCGCACATGAGGGCGAACGCTGTGACTGCTGCCACAATGGGAAAAGCTTTCGGCACAGGTTGCATTAGCAGAACGCATTTGCTGCTCGAGGCTTTTCCCGATAACGTAACCGACATCAAAAGTCTTGACATTCACCTTTTTGGGCTTTGCACCAGGCTTGGTAACAACGGTAAGACGCTTGTTTTTCGGCAATGTGGTTTCTTTGATTTCCGCGTTCTTGGACGCCAAATAATAGGCTGCCGCTACAGCGAGACGCAGATAATATTCCTTGTCGGGGCAGAGTTCTTCACCGTGCTGAACTTTTAGATAGCGGAAGCTTTCAATCAGCTTTTTTCCATCCTCACACCATGACATGCAAAGAGCGTATGCAACGTGCGTTTGCTCTTTATTCATGCAAAACGGACAAAGAAGAAATAGAGTTTGGCCGGGACAGCTAAATTCAAGATGAACCAGCATCATGTTATAGGTGTCCCCTGCTGGTAGGCTCATCACAAAATCTGTAAATGGCAAACGCTTTAGAATGTCGCTAAATATTTCGGTATCTTCCGTTTTGTTAAGTAAGGACAAGAAGGTGTTGGAGAAATCGTAGATGGCTTTTGTTTTACACCAGTGGTAGGAGATGTAGCCAATCAGCATTTGTGCGTCAAGTTCTTCCTTAGAAATGTCTTTTGGGAATTTTCCTGAAGCGATGATTTCGTCTTTACGCTCAAAAGAATGGGCATTGTACTCATTGAAACCTTTGTCAGCCCAAAGGATTGTGCCAGACTTTTCGAGAAACGGTTTGCAGATAGTTGTGAATTCAAGCGTGCTTAAAATAGAATTATCGTTCATTGTTTTTTTCCTCCGAATACAAAAATAGCGGCAGAACAGCAATGCTGCTCTACCGCATGAGTAATGGGTTGTGATTCATTTGTTTTTGGAGCGTCACCATTTATGGAACGGGTTCAAAAGTCCGGGACGGTATTCGTTATCGACATACATCTTGATGTCGTTATCGTCCAGGGCATCCAAAATGTTCATCCAGCATTCCGCTTCGACGCGCATTTCGCCGTCCATTTTCAAGGCCCTGTCGCACTGAACTAAGTCTGCGCGAAAAGAATTCACATAGAAGCAATCTTTTGCAGCAGCCGCGAACCTGGTGAAGCTGTTTTTGGTATTCGTCATGGTATTCATCCTTTCTAAAATAATTTTGTTTCTAATCAATACATACAAAAAAAGAAGCAGGCCCTCAAAAGAGAGTCTGCTTACAAGCATGACAGATTGTTAATGTTCAGTTAGGAGGTGAGTGATGGTATCTGTTATGCAATTATTATTTTAGGCGGTTCGCACATTTGTGCAAGTGGCTTTTTTAGCTTCGTCTGTTTTGTGGTGTGGCGCTGGTCCAACCTTTGGGCTTGGTTTTTTCAGAATCGTCACCTTTGAACATTTCGGATATTTTACTGCCATCGTCTTCCGCATGAGCAATATATTCAGCCGCAAGAATTTCATACTGGGCGCGGGAAATCCCGGTTTGCTCTGTAAAATTTATGAATTCGTGTTCAAACGCCAGGCTGAGTGTTATCAGAACCCGATTAGCCAGTTCTTGCCGGAATTCATCAACGGTGCCATCAAATTTTATTGTGCTGTCGTCCTCATCATCATTTGTGAAATCATCAGCCGCAGCATTGACGGCGTCGCCGAAGAAAGTGGTCATCTCGTATGCCATATCCACAGGGCTAATATTCGGGATACCATTCTCATCTTTTTCGTTCACCTTAACCTGGAGTAGCCCTTGTATGATGCTGTAGCGCATCAGAAGCACTGACATTGTTGATGTTGGCTCGAAATTTTCAATTTCTTTTTCAAGAATTTTCTGCTTGTTTGCGATTACTTTGTAGTTTGCTTTCATATGAATCTCCTTTAAGTGCCCATGACGCGTCTTACTGTTGCAATTTTTATCTCACGTTTTCCTTCCGGCAGCACAAAAGTTGGCTCAATCCAGCGGACTTCTAAGCGAGTTCGACCTTCTCCAACCCAATAATGGTGCCAATGAGCACGGCGGACATGAGGTCTGACCGTACGGTCCGTACCAGCTGCCGTAGATTTCTGATATTCTGTACCGGAAGCCAGCTGCTTTTCAAAGCTCTTCCCGATTACAAAACCGACATTATAGGTTTTGATGTTGACTCTTTTAGGAGCTGCGCCAGATTTGGAAACGAGGATGGGCCGCTTCTCTTTCGGAATTTTAATTTCTTTGATTTCTGCGTTTTTAGATGCAAGGTAATAGGCTGCAGAAACCGCGACACGAAGATACGGTTCGATACCAGCATTAAATTCCCGCTGCTTTTCCAGCTCTTCCTCGCTGAGAACGGCACCCGGTACGTTTGAAATCTTGGCGTCATTGACGGTCGCGGAATCCGTTCCGCTTTGAAATGCTTGTTCACGTGCGTCGTTGTTGCGCCGATAGGACTCAATTAGCTTCTTACCGTTGAGGCACCACTGCATACATTGACAGAGCTCGATACTGTCAAAATTGGGGTTTGCCTTGAAAGGGACAATCAGGAAGAGCGTATCCACATCGTTCGGCCCATGGGAAGCATCAAACTCGATGTGTACGAACATCGCATCATGATGGGAACCAGCAGGAAGATTCATGACAAAATCTCTGTATGGCAGCCGCATCATGATATCGGAATAAATCGGTGCGTCCTCAGTCTCAGCCAATGTTCTGAGAAATTCTGGAGCGAAATTATATACGGTTTTCGCTGCACGCCAATAGTTTGCGACGTATGCCATCGAAAATTGTGCGGCAAGCTCCCCATCCATTGCATCGGCGGCAATCTGACCATTTTGGATAAGGCGGTGCCCAAGTGGGATAAATTCCTTCACATAATAGTCGTAGCCCTTATCCAGCAGCTTGTTGGCCCCAGAATTCACAAGAAACTGACTGCTCTGCTCGGCATACCAGAGAGCACTGTTCACGATGATATTGTCCATGGCTTTACCTCACTGCCAACACAATTTTATTGTCCCGTCAACAAAGAGAATCTGGCTGTACTCCTCACCGTCAAGAACGATGCAGCGGTCCTCGCCGTGTTTGTGAGCGCCGGTACAATACACAGTTTTGTTATTGATAGCCGGGATGGACGGTGCCTTTGCCAAAACCAGCTGACCGCGCATTGCGCAGATATCTAAGAAAGAAATGATGTGGTCGCCCACCCCGGAAAACCTCCAATCTAATTACAGTGCCCTAATTTGGGAAGAGCCTTCAACACGCGGTAACGGCTCGTCTGTCACTTTCAGAACGGAACTATCTCGTTTCTCTGTCGCATATCGAATGGCTTTGAGAATCTCGTATGCCAGCTTGCTGTTGTAGGCAAGCCCCGTGTTGGAAATACCAAAGTTCCCATTCCAACCAATTCCCATCCTTTTGAGCTGCGGAATTAGAAGGTCTCGGGCTTCGATGACGCCTGTTCCGTTCCAGCGGGCATCGTGATATGCCTGGAAATGCTGCTCATCGTTACCAGAAATATCGAGGGCTTCATAAATGACGCCAAATTGCCCCATCAAAATACGTGAGTATGTATCCAGTGCATTAGCAACTACTTTCCAGGAAAGAGTATCCAAGCCAATGCTGTACTTATACGGAGCATCCTTTTCCGGCAGCTCCCGTGCGTGATGCAGCATGTCTTCAAGGATATCGCTGCACTTGTCGGATGAGCCTTTAACAGGAGCCGTTACGTTGATAGCCGTCAGAGTAGCACAAGCACTTGCTATATCTGCCTCGCTTGCTTCATAAGCCTCTCCAACCTCTTTGCAGATAGAGGAAAAATCGTTGCTATAAAACGTTATCATGATGGCAAGAGCGTGCAGGATGAAAGAGTACTGCTTGCTCGTGAAATCAATGTACATACGGCAAAAATCCTTTCATTTTCTACGCTTTAATTATACCGTGATTCGCAATTTCTCACAACGGAAAGCGCTAAATGGTAACAGTTTATACATATTTTACAAGCAAAAAAGCCGCCTCCTTATGGAAGCGGCTGGACCCTTATTTTACAGCTTTTCTGATTTCGAGCTCGTGCTCATAGCAGCTTTTGCAAATCAGATAGCCAATGCCAATATCGTTCTGGATGGCCGCAGACGTATATGCGTTGTGCTCGTTGATGGTACGTCCGCACGCAGCACAATTGAGTTCTTCGTTGGCATGAACCATGATGTCGCAATGCCCGTTCTGAGGTGGGGTGTACGGCGTATATTGCTTCTTGATGAAATCGTATTTCTGCATTTTATGGCACTACATTATTCATTGTTTTCTTTCGCTATTATATCACAAATTGTGGTGCTAAACAAGAAAGCAGTCCCCCATAAATTCACGAACAATCGCTGACTTTGGAGATTGTGACGTTTGCTGAAGAATTTGTACCTTTGAGCAGTATCCTGCCGTTAGATTTACGGACTGATTTCGTGAACTTCCTCACCAAAGCCTTGCAGCTATAGATGAAACATTCTGCTTTCAAACTTTGGTAGGAATCCAATCCACAATTTGCGGAACAAAGTCGGCTTATCGGAATATTGCATCGGAATAATATCAAGGTATTTTTGATATCGTTCCGAACGGATGAATCGGTAGTAAATGAAGGCACTTTTGGTTTCTGGACAATTTTGTTGTTTTGCTGTATGATAAAAGTACAACAATTAGAGTGATACAAGGAACGATAACGGCGAGGTACTGGCAAGATGGACGTTACAATGCAGACGGTTCTCCGGCTCCATGAGCAAGGTATACCCAGAAGAACCATTGCCAAACGTGCAGGCATCTCATTGCAGAAAGTGCGCAAAATACTGATTACGGCCGGGGCCTAGTCAGATGAAACATCAGAAAAAATCGGGAAGATGCGTTCGAGCGGTATGTCTGTTCCGGAAATTGCAGAAGAAATGGGCATGAAAACCAATACCGTTTGGAGCTATTTGCCGTACTCTAAAGGCATGTATAATCAAGAATACCCGACCATTAACGCCATTCGGGTCCGAAATTCAAAGCGAAAAGCAAAAGAAAAAGCCCTCAACTGCACGGATACCGCACAGAATGAGGGCAGTGGCGCTTGCTGAAGGATTCGAACCTTCGGACAGTCTCCCATCGTCGGTTTTCTGGACCGATTTCATCAACCACTCGAACAAGCAAGCAGATGGCGCAGAGGGTGAGATTCGAACTCACATGCCGCGATTTCCGCGACGGCAGCTTAGCAAGCTGCTGCCCTACCGTTAGGCGACCTCTGCATAATGCACCTTTTAACGTAGGTGCGACGTAGTGACCCCTAGCAGACTCGAACTGCTAACTCCACGGTGAAAGCGTGGTGACTTGGACCAATTTGTCGAAGGGGCCATATTGGTGTGTCGGACTGGATTCGAACCAGCGAACCGTAACGGAACAGTTTTACAGACTGCCTGCTTTATCCACTTGCATACCGACACATATGGTGCTTCCGGTTGGAATTGAACCAACTGCACGCGGTTCTTCAGACCACTGCTCTACCAACTGAGCTACAGAAGCATATGGTGACCTGCGTGGGAGTTGAACCCACAACCTTCAGTCTGAGAAACTGATGACTTACCCTATTCGTCGAGCAGGCCATATGATGCCGCATCATGCGGCGGGGATTATGCGATGACTAAGATGTCATCTATCTTGGTATCCAGCATCGCTGCCAATATCACAAGGTTATCAATGGTTGGAAGCGCGGTTCCAGCTTGCCATTTGGCAACTGCCTGCGTGGATACGCCGAGTGTATCTGCCACATCTTTCACCTTGATACCTGCTGCTTTTCGCAGCGTCTTAATGTTGGCACCAGTTTTCTGAATATCGATAGTAGGAACGTTCATTTTCTTGCTGCCTTTCTGTATTGCAGGCAACAAAAAAGCTGCCTGCCGAAATCTCGACAAGCAGCTATGACATGCAGTTATCGCTTAGAAGACGCACCGCATCTGTACATGGTCTGTTTTTGCCTGTCGAGGAGTATGAGAAATAAAACTGCGTTCAAAGGACATGAACTCAGAATATTCGTAACTATACTCATACGACATGACATTAACAGTGTTGCACAGCATTTTGGGGTATCTCCTTTCGTTTCGTTCTGATATTATTATACCATGTTTTCGCAAGTTCGCAATCAACTTGTGGTTTAGTTTTTTGGTCTGTATACTCTTCAAAACAAAAAGCCGCCTCTTATGTGAGGACGGCTTTTCTTATTGTGGCAGGGGTAACACGACTCGAACATACAACACGCGGTTTTGGAGACCGTTGCTCTACCACTTGAGCTATACCCCTATGATAAATGCTCCGGCCGGGGGGACTTAAAACCGTCGCGTCTGCCAGTTTCGCCACTGTAGCATATGGCGGGTTGTACAGGATTTGAACCTGCGACAAACGGAGTCAACTACCCCCACCTAAACGTGGGGGCTTGAAGTCCCGCAGGACTCCATAAATTCATACTCGACGGACTGTTAGGCACGGTTTCCGTCCGTGCGACCGAGTACAGTATGC